CAGTAATACTATTTCTAGATATTAAATTCAACAGACGTGGTGACACCTTCAAGAAGGAGTACCAGCCTGCGAACGATCTTACGATCTAACCAAGTCTGAAGACATTGAAACACAGAATAGAGTGCTCAAGCAGCCAAGTTTTGAATAAACCATTACTTTAACCAATGACAAATCATATCCTACACCTTTACAGGTGGGTTATAACTTACACTGGAACAGCAAGGCTTCCAAAATATGAAGCCGCTCTTGCCAAATGGTGCGAAACCATCGAAAGATGGGATCGTACACAAGGATCCTTGGAAACGATCAAACTCATCAAAGTGATGAGATTGACCACTACCAAGTTTCTTTGTGGTGAGCCGATGAAAACATCGGGTCACCCAGGCGTTTCTTTGGATCGGAGGGGGTAGCCACGACGATAGGGTCCACTACGGAACCTAGCGTTCGGGGATAAATGGGATAAAAGGATTCTTCTAACCTGCTTGAGAATCAGCTTGCTGATCTCTGCATGGCCAAAAGAACCCGATCTATCACCAATTACCTCGCCAATGTCAGGACAGGTCGATCCTACTTTGTAGGAAGACCTAACCTTGATTATTAGCAAGCTAACCCAACTCGAGAACCTCGAGAAACCTCTATGGACTGAGCCTCACCTCACAGTCAAGGCAGGGCCGAATGGAAAAGCAATTCTTACACCAATGATCGATTAGGCACTCCTTTCACCCAAAGACATTGATAATATCAGTGAAATTGGGGGTCAGGACCTAAGGGATTATATGGAAAAGTTTGCTCTCACTCGGCTTCGGGACCCAGTTAGTCTAAAGGAAGGTAAAATACCTATCCGAAGAAAACTAAGTCTCGTCCTTGATAAGGAGAGTAAGGTGCGTGTAATCGCAATTCTTGATTATTGGACACAGACAGCACTTAGACCGCTCCACTACCTCATTCTTGAGGTCTTGAAGAAGTTTAAAGCTGACTGCACCTTTGATCAAGGAAAGCGTTAGGGCGTGATTAGGGCTAGGGGTACTTTCCACAGCTAGGACCTTTCCAATGCTACTGATAGGTTCCCAATACAGATCCAAGGTTTTATTCTTGGCCATCTGTTCGGGGCTGCCTACAGCGAAGCATGGAAAGAGCTCCTTGTGGGCCAACCGTATATGTACCTAGGGAAGCCATACACATATAGTGTAGGACAACCTATGGGTGCATACTCGAGTTGGAGTATCTTTGCTCTTTCTCACCACCTCATAGTATTGGTTGCTGCATATCGTTCGGGTTTTAATCCGAGCACATACAGTAACTATATGCTACTTGGTGACGACCTAGTAATTGGCGACGATCAAGTCGCTTTTCACTACACGCAAATCATGTCCTCCCTCGGTGTAGCCATTTCTCCAATGAAAACACATGTATCAAATGATACTTATGAATTCGCGAAGAGATGGATTCACCGTGGAGAGGAAGTATCCGGTGCTCCCCTAGCGTCTTAGAAAGAGGGCTTTGAGAAAGTAAATGTTACTTCTCTCTGCTCTTTCCTAATTCACTAGGAGTCGGGATGGAGGATTCCTTTTGACGGAGTCCGGGCTGCTATTAATGGACTATAGGCCCCGCTTGAGAATCAAAGCTCTCGCTTTGTCTCTACGCGGGTCCTAGAAGCCTAGATCATGCCGAGCAAAGGAGATACGTACGAACTAAGGGATTGGAAATATCATCAGATATACCAACACTTTTGTAAGAACTATCTCGGTTGCCGGGTTACTTTCGAAGACAAAAGAAGTGTTGCATTGCAACTTATTCCAATGTCGAAAGCTAGCCTGATCTATAAGGCCATTAAGGAAAGTTTCCAACAGGCTGTGCACTATGTGCGCCTCACTGAAGGACTCAATCCAGACACAGGGTGCAGCCCCTTCCCACCGAATGTCATGGACCATCCTGTTGTCCAAGTAGCTGTCCGGCATTGCCGAGCAGCACAAGGTCAACTGGATAGGTTGGATCACTTGATCAAGATCAACCGGGAAGAAGAAATTCTTACCGATGCTCCTGTCGTGGGATTCAATCCTACTGGTCTAGACAAAGCCAAGGAAATAAGGGTACTAGGTGACAGAGGCCAGACTCCCAAAGGAGTGCATGGACTCATTAACCTGTATATAGCCCAGAAGAGAGCGGCCCTCAGTGATGAGCAAGCCACTTTGCTTCCAGTCGTTATTAACCTCGGTGAACTAGCCGATTAAAACTAGTTCCGGTCGCTGTACGGAATCTAGAAGGGCGTAATGCCCTCCTAGAGAC